GTTCCGGTCCAACGACGGGAACTATCTCGACCACCGGTTCGCCGAGAACATGGCATGGTGCCACGGCGCCCGCGCGTCGGGCCGGCTCTGGGGTTTCATGGTCTACTACTTCTACCGGCCGGGGGTCAACGGCGCTGCGGTGCTGAAGGCCCGTGTCGGCACCCCGGACTCGCGCCTGGTCGCCATGATCGACGTGGAAAGCGCGGGCGGCGCGATCGGCGGCAACCAGTCCGCGCAGATCAACGCCGAGTTCGAAGAGCTGGCCGCGTGGCTGGGAGACCCCCGCCGCGTCGTCGGCTACGGCAACGTCTCCGACCTGAACGCGCTGTGGCCTTCCAAGCCGTCCGGGGCCAGGCTCATCGTCGCCGCCTACGGCTCGAACCCGTCGTACCCGGGGAAGTACGCCCACCAGTTCGCCGACAACTTCAGCACCCCGCCGTTCGGGCCGAGCGACATCAACAGCGCGGACGGCATGGGCGTAGCGCAGCTTGAGGCGATGTACGGTTTCTCGGCACCGCCGCCGGTCCAGTGGACGGAGGTAACCACCACCATGAACCTGCCCACCATCAGCCAGGCCGCTCCCGGGCCGTCCCCTTTCTACGTGCAGAAGATGCAGGCGGACCTGAACGTGCACACGATCGGGGGCGGGGCGACGGTGCTGACCGTGGACGGGTCGTTCGGCCCGGCGACGACGACCCGGCTCAAGCAGTTCCAGGGCAGCCGGGGGCTGGCCCAGGACGGCGTCTGCGGGGGCAAGACATGGGCGGCGCTGGAGTCCGACCCGGTATGACCGGGGAACCGGTCCTGGCCGAGCCGGGTGACGTGCTAGCGCTGCGCACGCCTGGCCGGGCGGGGTGGTGGATCAGGCTCGGCGCCGCCCTCGCGGGCAAGCCGGACCTGTCCAACCACGTGGCGGTGTTCCACCACCGGGACCCGCACGGGACGGGCTGGTGCATCGAGGGCCGTCCGGGCGGGGTGGGCTGGGCGCAGGCGGACGGCTACCTGGCCAGCCCGTACGCGCTGACCAACTTCGCGCAGCCGAAGACACCCGGGCAGCGGGTGAAGGTGTGCGAGCAGATGGTGAGCCTGCTGGAGACTGGTTATGACTGGGATGCCATCGCCGCTGACGCGGCTGATGATCTCGGGTTCGACTGGTCGCCGTCGTGGGGGAAGGGCCAGGTGCCCGGTCATGTGGTGTGCTCGTCGCTGGCGTGTTACGCCTATGACGAGGCGGGGCTGAAGCGGCCCCCGGGGAATGCGCGGACTGATCAGCCTGCGGACTGGGATGAGTGGATCATCAGCAGGGGATGGCTCCCCTAAGAACGTCTGGTAGCATTGGGTAGCACAGACGCACTCTAGTAGGAGAACCCTGACATGGACCCACTGCGCCATCTCGCCAACCCCTCGTACGACCACCGTGAGGGCTCAGGCAGCAAGATCCACTACGAGGCCGCCGACGGCCAGGCATCCCTCTGCAAGCAAGTCCGTCCCGTCCGGGTCCTCGACGGCGAGACATGCCGGGTCTGGTACCCTACCAAGCGCCCGGTCACCTGCAAGACCTGCATCAACATCCTCGAAGTCATGATCCGCGACGACCTGACCGGCCTGACCGGCGACCAGCTCGACGACATCGCCGCGCACATCAAGACCTTCCGCGTCAAGTACGGGACATCACGCTGATCCTGCTCGAAACAATCGGATGGTTCTCGCTCGGGGGCCTGACCGCCGCGCTCATCGACTGGAAACGGTGGCGCTGGTGGTGAGCTAGCCTGCCCGTATGACCATCGTGGCCGCTGAAGCACCCGTCACCGGGTGCCAGCGGCCACGGCTGTCTTCCCTGCCCGGCGCCTACTCGCACGCAGCCGGGGCCGACGCCGCCGAATTCGCCGGGTCCAACGGCGTCGAGCTGGACGACTGGCAGTCCTGGTCGCTGGAACAATCGATGGGCACCAAACGCGGCGGCCGGTGGGCCGCCCGCGAAGTGGCGTGGATCATCCCCCGCCAGAACGGCAAGAACGAGGCCATCCGCGCCCGCCAGCTCGCCGGCCTGTACGTCATCGGCGAAGAACTCCAGATCCACACCGCCCACGAGTTCAAGGCCAGCTCCGAGCACTTCCTGAAAATGCAGGCCCTGATCAGGGGCAACCCGTCGCTGCTCAAACGGGTCAAGCCGAACGGCATCCGCACCAGCCACGGCGAAGAGGCCATCGAACTGCGCGCCACCCCCACCCTGGTGTTCGGCCCAGGCGGCCGGATGGTCCGCCGGTCCGTCGCCCCCCGGCTGCGGTTCATGGCCAGGTCGCGGGGATCAGGCCGGTCGTTCACCGCCGAAGTCGTCTACTACGACGAAGCCATGATCCTTTCCGACGAGCAGGTGTCCGCGTCGCTGCCCACCATGTCCGCCGTCCCCAACCCGCAGGTCTGGTACACCGGCTCAGCGGGCATGCCCGACTCGATCCAGCTCGGCGCGGTCCGCAGGCGCGGCATCAAGGGCGGTGACCGGTCGCTGGCCTTCCTGGAATGGTCGTGCGAATACTGCCCCGAGCTGTGCCCGTACGCCAGGCAGCCCCGCTGTCCCAACGGCCACGACCGCCGCGACGACCCCCGGAGCTGGGCTCGCGCCAACCCCGGGATGAACATCCGCATCTCCGCCGAGCACATCGCCTGGGAACTGGACTCGATGCCCGAGGCCGGGTTCGACCGGGAGCGGCTGGGCATCGGCCAGTGGCCGCTCGACAGCGAGTCGTGGTCGGTGATCCCCGAGCACAAGTGGAACGCCTGCCAGTGGGAAGCCGGATGAGCGAGATGCCGCGTCCTGACCGGATCGCCATCTCGGTGGACATCACCCCGGACCAGTCGGCGTCCACGATCGCGATCGGCGGCCTTTTGCGCCAGGTCCGGGAGGTACGCGACGCGGTGACCGGCGACGTGGCCAGGATCCGGCTGTGTGCCGTGGAGATCGGCTCCGACGGCCGCTTCGACGACCACCGGGCGGGCACGGCGTGGCTGCTGCCCCGGCTCAAGGCCCTGGCGGCGCGCAACCGGGTGTGCCGCCTGGTCATCGACCCGGCCGGGCCTGGCGTCGAGCTGGTGTCGGACTGCCAGAAAGATCACCGCCTGGAGGTGCTGCTGGAGGTGGTCAAGCTGCGGGACGTGGCGGAGGCGCACGCCCAGTTCCTGCGCGGGGTGGAGGACCGGACGATCGTGCACGCGGGGCAGCCGGACCTGAACCGGGCGGTGGCGTGCGCGGTGCAGCGGGATGTGGGCGACGGCCAGCACGCGTGGGCCAGGAAAGACACCGAGGCCGATATATCCCCTTTGTGCAGTGTTACGATGGCCGCGTGGGCAGCCAGGAAATTCGGCGGAGGTTACGACGTGCTGAAGTCGGTGATCTGATTGCCTAGAGCACGCTGGGCAGGCCACCCCGAGGGCAGGCCCTTGCCGCTGACACCAGGTGCCCCCGCCGGCGTCAGCGTGAGCGACATGCCAGCCGGCCGCCCCCTGTCAGCCGGCCCGGCGCGCATCAAGGGCCTGCCCGCCCCCGCCCCCGAAGGCGACGACGACGACCACGACCCCGGCTCGGGCGAATGGCATGAGGTGATGCGATGACCACCGCAACCGCACCCGCTCCCGCCAAGCGGCTCCAGGACCGCGTCCCCATCGACGAGATCACCGCTGACGCGCGCAAGGCCGAACCGGGCCGGGCGGTGCTCTGGCTGATCGGCGGCTTCCTGTACGCGACCGGCTTCGTGATCGCGAAGACGTTCGCGGTGCTGTGGCTGTCGGCGGCGTGGTGTTTCAGCGCGGCGAAGATGGGCTGGCGGCAGGCGCGGGGCGAGCCGCTGAACCAGCCGTCACTCGACGACGTCATGCGGGAAAACGCGATGCTGCGGGCCGAACTCCAGCGAGTGTCCTAGTCTTACGACAGGGCTGGTAGCCAGTCCATAAGTGCGGGAAGGGGGTGGTGCCCACCATGAGCCTCGTTGACCGGATTGCCGCTGAGTACCGGACTATCGGGGGAGTTTTATGGATTTGACTCCCCTGGCAGCCCTGGCGATTAAGCCCGCAACCCGTACTGGCGCTTCTTACTAGTTCAATATCGGAGGCCCTGTTTTAGGTCCACCCTTCTCGTGAGATCCAGGGCCAGGAATCGGTCCTGGGCCTCAGCGCGGTTTACGGCTGCGTCCGATACATCTCCGACCAGGTCGCGTCGATGCCGATCAAGGTGTACGCGCAGCGCCCGGACGGCACCGCCCGCCGCGTCTACTCATCGCCGCTCCTGGGGAACGACGTGGCGGGCGGTGGCCCCCAGGTCCCCGGCGAGTCGCGGTATGACTGGATGTTCGCGGGGACGGCGGCGGCGATGCTGCACGGCACGTCCTGGGGCCTGGTGACCAACCGGTCGGGGATCCCCGGCCCGGACGGGCTGGGCTTGCCGACGGGGATCGCGTGGCTGCCGCCCGAGCGCATGGACGTGCAGGACGACGAGATGGTCCCCGAGGACCCGCGCCGTGCCCGGATCTACTACAACGGCCGGCTGATGGATCATTCGGAGCTGGTGAAGCTGAAGGCGTTCAGCGTTCCCGGGCGGACGGCGGGGATCTCGCCGATCATGGCGTTCGCGACGCTGATCGCGCAGGGCCTGGAGGCTTTGGACTATTCGCATTCGTGGTTCACCGGGGGCGGTTTCCCGACCGGCACGTTCCAGAACATCAACGAGGAAATCGACGAGCAGCAGGCCCGGCAGATCCGCACCCGGCTGACCGACACGATCCGGCTGCACATGCCGCTGGTGTTCGGCCGGGACTGGGAGTTCAAGGCGCTGAGCGTCCCCCCGAACGAGGCGATCTTCATTCAGGGGATGCAGCTCAACGCGACGCAGATCGCCGCGATCTACGGGGTGAACCCGGTCCGCGTGGGCGGCACCAGGGCGGAGGGCCTGTCGTATTCGAACGTGACGCAGGACCAGCTTGAGGAGCTGCAGTCCACGCTGCACCCGTGGCTGACCCGGTGGGAGAACTTCCTGACCAGCCTGCTGCCCTCGACGCAGTACGTGAAGTTCGACACTGACGCGCTGCTGCGCATGGACCCGCATACCCGTAACACGGTGTACCAGATCCAGCGGAACATCGGCACGCTGACCGCGAACGAGGCCAGGGAGTTCGACGACCGGCCGTCGCTGGGCGCGATCGGTGACGACCCGCTGCCGCTGCCGGTGCTGGAGCGCATGGCGTCCACGACGCGGACGATCCCGAAGACCATCGTGCCGCTGATCGACTTCGAGGCCGACCACATCGCGCAGACGATCGAGGAACTGGAGACCGAGCATCCCGAGCTGGTCAACCCGCAGTCCGTGGGCAACCCGCCGTTGCAGCTAACCTCGGAGACTTACCTGGGCCGGCTGATGACGCAGGTCCGCTCGGCGGGCGGGGTGACGCCGGCGTTCCCGCTGCCTGAGCAGCCCACCGCCCACCACATGATCATCGCGCACCGTATTGACAACATGAACAACACGCTGCAGCACGCCAAGCAGCGGGCCGCCGAGGCCAGCAAGGTCTGCGGCGACAACACCCTGCGCCGCTACCACC